TTGGTCCGGTGAAAGTGCGCCTTACTACCGTAGATCGCGGATCGAGCGAGCGTTTCGGCCTCATCCCAACGAGCACCAGTGGCCAAGCAAAGCAGCGCAACGGGGTACGTGTGGTTGTTGGTTGATCGCTTGCACTCTTCGAGTAGCTGGCGGATCTGCGGCAAGGAAAGAAATGTCAGCTCTACTTGGTCCGTCTTGATCTGACGGATGCTGCCGAGTGGATTTTTACCTACCCACGCGCCAAGCCGTAGCAGCTCCGAAAACACCGCCGACATGTAGCGCTGTTCATGGTTAACCGTATGCGGCGAAGCGACCTTCAAACGCTGCTGGCGATAGCGCGCCCAAGCCAACGCGTCGAAGTCAGTGGCGAGAGGATCGCCTAGCCGTTCTGCGATCGCCAAGGTTCTAGCCAAGCGGGTCTTCTCGTCCTTGAGCGTACAACCGTGCAGTTGGTGCCAGAGCTTGATCAGATCCGATAGCCGATCATCCAACGGGCGCCCGGTTTCTTTCAGACTGTTGAAGAACTCGGTTTCATAGCGTTGCGCAGCCGCTTTTGTCAGAAAGCCTTTCTTTCGGATTCTCCGCCCTGCTCTTCCATTCTCATAGAAGTCAGCAGTCCAGGTCTTTCCGTCCTTCCTTGCCGTCATACGGCACGCCCCCACCGAACATGACGCTCTTGCAGCAGGTTCTTGATGTGCTTGTACAGATCGCGCTCGCTCATATCCTTCGAGGCGTAATGGTCGCGAATGACAGGCCAGCATTCCCACTCTCGCAGACGGTCAAAGGCTTGCTTAGCGCCCACTCGCTCCCGTGCCAGCAGGCTTACGAAGTTTCCCAGGAAGAGTTCGACGTTCTTGCCCGAGAAGCCCCGCGAGGTTTTGTAGTAGCGCTTGTACTCGGTTTCATCCACCAGGGAATCGACCGGCACATCGACCCGTATGTCGTCACGCATGAGGGTCCAGATCGGCTCGAAGTAGCCAGGACGCGCGAGCAATTTGAACTGGCCAAGACCGTAGCGCCAGAGACCATCCAGATGGCCGGCGAAGGCTGCAAATGAATCCGTCTCGATAGCTTTACCAGACTTCGCGTCAATAGATCCGCTGGCGAACTGCTGGATGACCGAATGGTGATAGCGAAGCTCTACACGCCACACATCGGCTTCGGGATCGTAGTTATCTGGATCGGTTGCATCGAATGAATCACGACGACGCCAGACGCTTTCCCAGAAGTCGAGCTTATCGGTCGCACGAGCCTGCTCGGTCTTGTTGTAGATACAGAGCTGGACGCCACTGGCTGAGCCAAACATGGACGTTTCGCCCCGCCCGTAAACGCTCGACTTGGTTGCCCAATGAATTTCGTTGATGCCCGAGATATCCCGGTGCGTCCGAGCCCGGCAATGCAGACGCGCCACCAGATCCGCCGGAGGTTTCCAACCTTGCAGGTCCAGGGCTAGGTGAACGGCGCACTGGTTGCGTTCTCGGTGTGTCATTACGGCTGCAGCGTAATAATCCATGCGCTCCTGCAGACGCTCCGGTGACAGCGCGTCGATGGCGTGCGGTGACACCTCGATCTTCAGATGAGGCCCGATATTTTCCAGCTTGGCGTTGAAATTCTTGATGAGCAGGATGAAGCCAAGGTCGGCGTTCTGGAGCTTGTACTGATAGCCAGAGTCCCGCCCGACCCTACCGGAGTGCCAGAACTCCCCGGCGAACTCGACCATCGCGCCCGGTTTCTCGAACAGCGCCATGATTTCCGGGCGGATCAATCCACGATAGAGCTGACGGACCGTATCGACACCACAACGGAGGAGCCGAACGCTAGATAGATCGACTATCCGAGCGGTACCCGAATCAACAAACAGTCGGCTGTGACAATCTTCCAAGCCAGTCAGGATGTCGATTCGTTTGAAGTCCTTATTCGCCATTCCGTTTTCCCCTTTACTCTGGATTACTCTGGTTGCTCAGTTGGGTTTATCTGACGTGTTACAGGGACGTCAGCGCGCGAGCACGCCGGCTCGTGCCTCGCCGTGCGTGCAGTGACGCGCTGACGGTCATCACCACAGGAATTGCCCCTTTTGGTACGGAACGACCGTCAAGCCGCCGCCACTCGATGGCTGAGCAACCACCGGCTGTGAGGCTGGCTGCGAGGGTCGTGGGGTGCTTTGAGCGTCTTGGCGCTGAGAGCTACCAGAGCGGTCGGGGATGGTCGGATCGAAAAAGCCGTACTCAACCACCCGATTGCAGAAGGCGAAGTCCGTTTCTATGCGAGTGCTCTGCTGCGTATAGCACTGGCATACGGTAGGGACGCCATTCACCACCGCATGCGCCATACGCCCGAACTCACGTGCATAGGTGTCGGGATCAGTGCTGGACATGCAGTAGAGCCGAGGGAACGAGACAGGCCGCGTCAGTTCATCGTAGATAGGCGCAGACGCTGGAATCTGCGGCACCCGAGGCACCCGACGCCCTATATAGCCGGCGACTGTTTCGGGAGCGCTAGCCTGACCATCCACCGCGGGCCGGATAAACGCGCCCACCGTGTCGCGCACCTGATCGACCATGCTCCCCGCCGGCGCGCCACTGCTGGCCGGCGCGACCTTCTCGGCGTTGTAGCGCTCATATGCTCGGTAGACGAGGATGCCCGCACCCAGGATGACGCACAGCGCCAGGATGAACTTGGTCGGCACCTTGGTCTGGAAATGGTGCTTGGCATTAGTGCTGGTATAGGCGCCGAAGTAACGCTTATCCAGGCGAAGCGATTTCTTGTCGGCATCCTTAAAGCTGGTTTTCACCTCTACCTTTTCAACCACCACTTCAGACTCGAAGCGCAGCAGCTGGGCCGACTTGAACACCCGCCAGTAGTGAATGTGGCTATTGCACAGGCGGCGAAGGTGCACATCAAGATAGCGCGGATCTTGCGTGACCAGATGCACTTCGTGGCCTTGGTGACGCATGGTCTCGAAGCGGGTGATGTGCTCCGGTGGACGGGCGCGCGGGTCGCGTGCGCCGAACCAACCTTGGGCTTCGTCGACGACGATGATCGAGTCGGCCGGCAGCTCGAACCACTTTTCCGGATCTTCAAACTCAAACCACTGCGCTTGCAACTGATCGGGCTTGAGGCCGTTGATGTTGTGGTAGTAGACCACCCGGCCTTCGCCATGGGCTTTCTGGTCCACTTCGCGGATGGTGTTCAGGGTCTTGCCGTGGCCGGGTTTACCAGTGCGGATAACGAGCATGACGCCTCCTTAGGCTTCGATGGAGGTGCCGCCCGGCTTATGCCAGACCTGATTACGTTTGCGGTCGGTGGCCTTGTCGATCCCGGCAAGGATGAAGCGCGTAGAGATCGCCGCGAAATACAGGTTCACCACCACATCGAACTTGGCGAGTCCGAGAATGCCTTGGATCACCGGCCCCACTTCACCCATCAGGCCGAACAGGTAGTCCTGGGCTTGGCCAATGATCAAGTTGAAGCCCATATAGGTGACGAAGCCGAAGCCGATCATCTTCAGCACCATTTTCACCAGCGGACCAAGGACGATGACGAGCATCTGAATAATGAACAGGAACTGCATTACTGACCTCCTACGGAGCGACCGACGTAGAGCGCGGCGAGAACGGTGGCCACCGCCACGAATAAACCGCTCAGATCACTAGCGGCGCGGCATAGCGGCTCATAGCTGATTTCAAAGGAACGCCCGCCCGCCATGGTCAAGCTGAACTTCTCGGCGGCGGGGCAAGTGGAAGGTAGAAAGCGCGTGCCCTGATTAACGAACGATGGAACGTCGATAACGCCGTTACCTTCATTCAGTTCAAACTTGTCACCGGTGACTGTCGCCTCGATTCCAGGCTTGTGCTTCTCGAAATCGGTCATCTCTTGCGCAAGGCAGAGCTGTTCTTTTTGCTGACGCAGGATTTCGCAGTCGATGGCATCGCCACTACACGAAAAGCCCGCATCGCAGGTGCCGACCGAGGCTTCACGTTCGGGCCCTTCTTCACCTTCATCCTCCCCACCATCCTTATCGCAGCCGGCCCCGGTGCATTCGTAGCTTGAGTCGCCCGGCTTACCTTCAGCATCCTCCTCGCTGGTAGTGGTTTCGGTTTTGCTGGTAGAGGTGCAGGGCTTCACGCCCTTGCAACTGGTCTTGTCAGTTGTGGTATCGGTTTTAGTGGTAGTCGAGCCGTCAGGATTGGGTTTCTTTTCAATGTCCTGCTTTACATCGGTTTTGCTGTAATCCGGTGGCGGGACGCCGGCTTTGCAACTATCACCGCTGCAATCAACCTTTCCAGGCTGCTTGCTTTCCTCAGTTGAATTACATGAACGCGTTTGAGTGCCGTCAGCGTGCGTTTCCCAATCACCGCACTTGCTGTCTTTGGCAAATGTCGGATCAGCTTTAGTTGGCGGCTTGCTTGGCGGCTGATCGAACGGATTACCCGGCGAAGGATTGCCAGAAGTGCAAGAACTACCATTGCCCTTATATTCAACGGTACAAAACACGTCAGTGAGATTGTCGCCATCAAGGAAGCGAGAGCAACCCTTAACAACATTAGTGCGCGCGTACTGGCATTGATTCTCGCAAATAGCAGGAGGCGGCGCATCAGGTGGCCCCGGACGATCTAACGGGCCGCCGTTGTATTCATGAGTAATCATTTGACCTTCAGTTGACGCACATTTGTCTTCTTCAGGCGCAATACATTCGCCAGTTTCAGAATTGTATTCCGAATTAGCAGGACACGAATCGCCATAGCGCTGCGCGTAATAAGAATAGGTACTACCAATGTTTGGATTAGTAGGGTGCGGCTCGCGCCACTTGCACTGGCCGTATGTCGGGGACATGAACTCACAGTTTTGGAATTGCCAAGTTGCAAGTCTTGCATCAGTAACACCCTGAACACGCGCAGAGTTTAAAGCAGCCTCTTTCAATGACGGCTGCGGGGTGCATTGAACCTGTGAACACTTCCAATAATAGTCCTCAGCACTAACGGGAGAATGCCAAAGCAGCAAAGCCGCCAAAACCGCAAAAATCCTTTTCATATTCACACCCGCCCAAAGAACACGAGGTAAAACGCCAGGGTGGAAAGGATCAGGACGTACAGTTCGTAGCTCATTGGCGTTTCCCTTGAAGAGAAAACCCCGCCGGAGCGGGGTTTGTTTGCTTCGGCACATGCAGTGCGCGGTTTCCGGTTACAGCGCGCGGCGCATGTACTTGAACGCCATGGCCGCGATGATCACGGCGAACACCGCCCAGCCGATGGTGCCGACGTCGGTACCGGCCTCATCCAGCGCGCCGGTGGCTTCAGGCGGAACAGCCGCATAGGCCTGTTGAACGGCCAGCAGGCCGGTTGCAGCAGCGGCGCCCAGGGAGCGACGCAGGGTCTTGATGTGTTGCATGGGTGATACCTCACTGTTTCAGGACTTTTTTCAGGACCAGAAAACCGAACACGGTGGCGAACAACACAATCGCTTCGCCCTGTAGCTCGGTGACCTGTTCCCAGGTGAGTGCAGCGCCGTAGAGGCTCTGCATTTCCTCGACCGTGAGGGCCACCAGCGAGCCGGAGCAGACGGGCGAACCGTCGGCGCCTTGCAGCCAGTCACCGTCACAGGCGAGGAAATTCATGCACCGGCCTCAAGGAGGTCGGCGGCTTGTTCGAGCGGTTCGCAGTCGGGGCAGACGGCGAAATGGGGCGGCAGGTTGAGGTCCGGCAGCAGATCGCTTTGCGGGGCAGGCAGCGCCATGAGCTTGCCCATGTCGTTGCCGCAGCAGTCGCAAATCACTCGGTCACTGATCAACATGGCCGCCCCCTCCCCTTAGTTGGCTTTGGCCGGCTCCGGCTGATTGCCGGCAGGCTTAGCGGGTTGTTGGGCAGGGTTCGGCTTGGGGGCATGGGCGGTAGCGGCTTTCACCGGCTCGACGTGCAGGACGATGAACTTGCCGGCGTTCTTGGAACCGCGCTCGATCTCAGTGGTGACGCGGATCGGCTCCAGCACATCGAGGCCTTCGCAGGCGGCCCACACTTCGTCCAGGGCCTCTTCGGAGACATTCATCGACAGGATGGAGATGCCCAGGTCACGCTTGCCGTCCGGCTCGTCACCGACAAACAGCTTCACCAGCTTTACGTTGTCGAACTCGACTTTCTCAGCGCTGAGAAATGCAACTTCCATGATCGAACGTGCCATTTGTGTTTCCTCTCTCTAGTTGCGCTTTATTGCGCGGCTTTGCTTTCTGCAGGCCGAGCGATCCCGAACCGGTGAACTCGCAAGTTCGCCGAGGTGATCTGTTACTTGGCCTACCGGTTAAAAGGTCGCGTTGTGCGTGTTCTCTAGTTGGTTAACACCAAGGGCTTTGCCCTTGTCATCCCACTCTCGCCGCCGAGGGCTCAGGAGCGCGGGGAGTAAAGCGCTCCCCGCCCTCCCGAGCGGAGGCTGTTCCTGTTCGTGCAGGGTCAAGGGTGCGCTCCGCCCGTGCTTCCGTTCGCCGGATCGGTGAAGCGTGATCCGACGAGCCGGGAGCGCGGCCCTGGACCTGTTCGGCTTCGGGGGCGGCTGGATTAACGGGCATGCAATCCACCGGGGCTCCGGCGCGGTGCTCGCTGATCCTCATCCCCAGCCAGGGGAAGCCGAACAGCACCATCGCGAGCAGCGCTATGGGCAGGCAAACGCGCCAGAAGAAATCGGCTTGTTCTGTTGGATCAACCATGGCTCACCCCACCAACTCGAACGGTTCGTGAATCGGGACGTAGGGCGTTGGCTTGCCCGAGTCGTAGATAACGCTCCAGTACTTCGGGGGCCGGGCGTTCGGCTCGTGTTTCGCGCAGAACGAACGCGGGGTCACCTGCCAGCGACCATCGACCAACTGGACCGACGCGGGGCGGCATTGGTCGCATGGTGTGGACCGGGAGAGAGCGGGTTGTGCCATCGCGGCCTTTGACCAGCAGACAGAACAGTCGCAGTTCGGGGCGTGCGGCAGGCGCAGATACTTCGCCGGAATGCTCATCAGCAGGCACCTGCGCCGAGGGCTTTACCGCAGGCTGGAGATACCCCTTACGCTCAAGCCAGACCCGATCAGGCATAACCGGACCAAGATTGGCTTCGTCCGGAAAGGGACGACCGCTGTGCTCAGTGGCAGACATGACCAAACGATCGAGCCGGAACGACTCTTCCAACGAGATCAGACCGGCGTCGCGAAGTGCAGAGATAAAGCCCCAGCAACGCCCCACGTTGAGGCCATGCTGTAGATGGTCCAGGTGATGCAACCGAACGACCTTGAGCAGGCGCCGCAGTGTGCGGGTTACGTCGCCATTCAGCTGGCTATTCATCGGCGTAATCCCCCTGGCAGAACACCGACTTGCCCCGCTCGATGTCGCGGCGGATGCGGTGCAGGTTGATCACGCGGCGGCGGCCGATCTTCACGGTTGGGAGCGTGTTCGTTTCCACCCAGCCGCGCACCACGTCTTCGGTGATCTGCTCGACGCCCATCATTTCGGCCAGCACGAGCTGCGTGCAGAACGGGGCTTCTCGGAAGCTTGTGATCCGTTCGGCTTGGCCTTCGATGGTTAACCCCACTACACCAGACTGTTCCATAGCTTTTTGCCCTATAATCATTCCAACCGACCACTAAGTAATACTTACTAAGCTAGGGACATTATGCCTCAAGCCTTACTGAGTACAAGCTACTAAGTAGATCATTTTAGAATGATAAAAGAGCGGCTTATAAGCCTTTTTGATAGCAAGCGAACAAGTGTCTGGTTTGAAAAAGAGACCGGCATAGATCGGTATCGATGGGGAAACATTCGCAACGGCAAGGCCCGCCTTTCTGATGCAGAGATCGAGGCAGTGGTGAAAGTGTTTCCTCAGTACGCTCTATGGCTTGTCACTGGACAGACCGCACCCGAATGCGGCCAAACAAGTCCCGAATACGACGAGGCCAACCGAAACTTGGCCAATCCAAACGCGGGATAGCGATTACCCAAGAAATTGCTAGGCGCTGGTACGCCCGAAGGATCGGAGGAGGAACGGAATATGGACGTTGAACGTGCTGTATTGAAAGCTGGCGTTACCTTGGCTGCACTATTCGCCGTCTACCAAGGTACGCAGGGGATGCAGGAGTTTGCCAAGCAGCGCTCAGAGAAAGCCAGCCAAGAAGCCCAAGCGCTGCAAATAGAGCGGGAAAAGAAAGAACGAACCGAGGGCTACATCGAATCCCTTCGTGTGAAGGAGGCCGAACGGCGCCGCTCCGAAGCCGCGAGTTTTAATCCTGGCGAAACCAGCCAAGACAAGCCTAACCCAAACGCAGGATAG